AGCAAAACATGAAGCAGGACAACGATGCGCGCATCGTTCTCGGGATTCCCACCCGAGGGCAGATGATGTCGCACACGACACGCACCCTGGTCGACATGACCATCTGGGATGCGATGCACGGCGGCAAGCGGTTGCATCATCAACGGCCGTGCATCTGGATCATCGGCGCAAGCCTGATCGTCAACAGCCGCAACACGCTGGTGAAGCGGTTCCTCGATCTGCCCGAAGCGCCCGAGTGGTTGCTCATGCTCGACGACGACCAGCTCTACCCGCCGCACCTGCTCGAGGTGTTGCTCGCGAGCGTCGAGTTCGTCGAGAAGCAGACCGGACAACGGTGCCTGACGATGTCGGTGCCGGTGTGGCGGTTGCACGGCGACGATGCCGTGCGCAGCCTGCACAACGTGTTCGCGTTGGCCGAGGATGGCGTGTCGTTCGTCGAGCACCAAGGCTTGCCTGACAACGCCGTGGTGCAGGTGGCCGCCATCGGCGCCGGTTGCCTCATGATTCATCGTGACGCCTTGTTGGCGTTGCGGGAGCACAGTGCGTCGCTCGGGTTCGGTGACACCGAGTGTTGGTTCCGGCATGTGGCCTGGCCCCGCAACGAGGGCGAAGACGTCTACTTCTGCCGACTGCTGTTGTCGGCAGGCATCCCGCTCTACGCCACGACGTCGGTCGGGACGTTGGAGCACGTCAAGATGTTGCGAATCGACCGGGAGCATCCGGTCGGGGTGCTGACAATATGAGCGTCCAGGTCGGTCCGGACGCCTGGCGACTGTTGCATCTCGGGACGGGCGGCAAGGTCGTCGCACCGTTCCATCTCCGGTGGTTGCTGCCGACGTTGTGTCGCAACGACATGCGTCGATGGTGGGGCGTGTGGTTGGCGTCGTGGCCGATCCTCGCCGGTGGCATGGTTGCGTTCGGCCTGGCGTCGGACCTCGGCGTGCAACGCAGCATCGTCGCTGCATTGCTGGTGCTCGGCCTGCCGGGCGTGCTCGGACCTCGTGTCACGATCCCGGTCGGCGTCGACCTGCCGGCGTTGGCGCTCGGCTCGTGGGCTGCAGCGGCGATGGTTCACGGTTGGTGGCCGGTTGCGCTCGTGCTCGTTGCGCTCGCATCTACGGTTCGTGAAACCTCGGGAGTGTGGGTGGGGTTGTGGTCGTGGCATCCTGCGCCGCTCGCCGTTGGCCTGGTCGTCGTCGTGCTCCGCCATGCGATCACCGACCGGCGAGGACTGGACCCGTTGACCGAGTCGCAACCGGTGTTGCGACGTGTGCATGAGCATCCGATCCGGTCATCGTTGGAGCATCACGCCGGACGATGGCGTGATGCGTGGGTGATGGTCGCACCGTGGGGCGTGTGCCTCGCTGCGCTCGTCGATCCGTCGTGGCAACTCGGCGTCGTGCTCCTCATCGCCTACGGACAGCTACTCGTTGCCACCGACACGGTGCGGCTCTATCAGTCCGCAGCGGCGCCGGTGATGGCGTTAGGGGCCGCTGCGTGGCTGCCTGCGCCGTGGTTGTGGTTGGCCGTTGTCTTGCACGTCATGTGGTGGCGCAAGCCCGAAAGGATCTGACATGGCGTTGACGGATGGGCGTTACATCACGGGCGCGCAGCTTCGGGCGCATGTCGGCATCGTCGATGCAAATGACGACGTGCGGCTGCAGATTGCGCTCGATGCCGCCGAGGACATGGTCGACGATTGGTGCCAGCGTGTGTTCACGGTGCCGACCACGGCGACCGCTCGCAAGTTCGTCGCCTACGACCCGTACGTGATCGAGGTCGACGACATCGCATCTACGACCGACCTGGTGATCGTTGACGGGTCGGCGACGCTGACCGCCAGCGACTATCAGCTCGAGCCGGTGCGTGCGCCATCCGACGGGCGGCCGTGGACGCAGGTCCGTCGTCTCGGCACGTCGTGGTCGATCCCGACCAACCGCTACCAGGTGTCGATCACGATCACTGCTCGTTGGGGTTGGCCTGCAACTCCCGACACGGTGAAGCGTGCTGCGCTCGCGATCGCTGGTTGGCTGTTCACCGGGTCGACTGCGCCGCTCGGCGTCGCCGGTGTCAACGAGTTCGGGCCGATGCGGTTGGCGACGATGGCACCGTTGGCGGTGCCGTTGTTGCAGGCGTTGCGGCGTGGCGACCGGTCCTACGGGTTGGCGTGATGGCCTGGTCGTTGCAGACGATCACGGACGCTGTCGCCTCGGCGTTGACGACGACGACCGGCTACCGGGCGACCGGGTACCCGCTCGACAATCCGCAACCGCCGTGCCATCTCGTGCAGGTCGGCCCGATCGTTCCGTCGACGATGACGGCGGCGCACACCGAGATCGAGCTACGGATCCTGACGATCGTTGCGCGTGCGTCGGATCGGGTCGGGCACCAGTCGCTCTACCAGATGCTCAGCTACGGCTCGTCGACGTTCGGCGCCATCGGTGCACCCTCGATGCACCCGGTGCTGCAAGCCGACTTTGCGATTGACGCGCAACTCAACACTCCCGGCTCGGTGCGTGATGCGTTGTGGCCGACGACGTCCGGCGACTACCTCGACGTCGCCGGGCTCGGATTCGTATCGCTCGTGTCGGCTGCGCCCGGTGCCGTGTCGATCGGCGACGCCGAGATGCTGGCCGTGGAACACACGCTCGTCGTGATCGCTCGGAGGTCCTAGGTGGCAATCACTGTTCTCACCTCGCTCGTCGGCGCGCTCGACGGCATCAAGATCAGCGACTACGCGACGTCGGTGGAACTCGGCGTCGATGTCGACGTCGTCGACGTCACCACGTTCGGGTCCGGGGCGTTCTCGGCGTCGTCTGCCGGTCTGCGCAGCGGGATCGTGACCCTCGGCGGGCTCAACGACATCGACGGCTTGGAGAGCGTCCTAGCGCCTCTGTTCGGCGGGTCGCATGTGGTGACGGTGGCGCCGGTCGGCGATACGGCCGGCGAGATCGCCGGGCTGCACTACGGGGTCGTCGGTGCGTGGCGTGCGTTCGACGTGACGGTCGGTCAGGCATCGACGATCGACATCCCGGTCAGCAACGTCTCGGGCGGTCGTCCGTTGCAAGGTCTCGTCACGCGCTCGACGGCAACGGCTGTCACCTCCACGGCGACGACCACCGCCGTGAACTGTGGCGCCGCTCCGGTCGGCGCGTGGGCGTCGTTCCACGTGCTGGCCGTGTCGGGCACCCTGCCGACGATCACGGCGCAGTTGCAGTCGTCGACGTCGTCGGGTGGCAGCTTCACGGCGCGTGGGTCGGCGTCGGCGAGCCGGTCGGCGATCGGTGCCGACTGGATCACCGGCGCGACGACGACCGACACGTGGTGGCGTCTGTCGTTGACGGTCGGCGGCACCAACCCGAGTTTCACCGTCCTGGCCGCAATCGGCGTTCTCTGACAAGGAGTTCACATGGCAATCACCGCACTTACCTCGTTCTACGTGCTGGTCGCAACGACGACCAGCGGCGGGACTGCGCCGGGCGGGTCGTCGGCGCCGACCGGTTGCACGCTTACCGGCACGACTGCCGACATCAGCGCGTTCGTCTCGCAGTTGGAGTCGGGCGGCGACATCGCAACGCAGGACGTCACTACGTTCGGGTCGGGCGGCTACTCGGCGTTCGTCGCCGGTCTGCGCTCGGGCGTCGTCAGCATGTCGCTGTTCAACGACTACGCAGCGGCGCAGATCAACGCGCTCGTCGGTGCGAACGGGTCGGTGATCTCTGTCGGTTCGGCTGGATTTATCGAGGTTCGCCCGACCTCCTCGGCCCGGTCGGCGACCAACCCCGGGTTCGTCGCACGGATCATCAACACCGGGTTCCGGCTGGTGAACGCGACCGTTGGCCAGCCGCCGACCGTGACGTGGGCGCCGGTCGTCACCGGCGGGTTCGCCGAGCTGACGGCGTGAGCAAGCCTCTCGACGCTCTCCCCGGCGCGTTGCGAGCGTTGGGCAGGGGCATCGAGGGGAGCGCCGTCTACGCCACGCGTGCAACGGCCGAGCACTACGAGTCGCTGCTCGAGGACGAAGGCGGCCGGCACTACATCACGTCGCCTCGTGGGCAGAAGGTGCCGCTCGATCGGGTCGACGTCCGCCAGGAGCGAGGCGGCGTCGTGCCCGAGTTTGCGGTCCGACCGGTCGCTCGTGCGCTCGGTCTGTGGGTCATCGTCGAGCAGGGGTCGAAGCCGCACGTAATCTTGCCGAAAGGCATGAGCCGCAAGGTCAAGCGTCTCACCGGCGCGCTCAACGCCGGGCGCCGGTTGACGCGTGGTCAGGCGAATCTGGCTGCGTCGCTGGTGACCGGAGTCGGCCTGTTTGCAGGCGTGAAGCCTCTTGGCGTGACGAACGTTGGACCACGGTACGTGGTGCAGCATCCGGGGCATCAACCGCTCGGCGCGCCGTGGAAAGACGGCGTGAAGCGCGCCGACCGGGACTCGGAGCGGGTGTTCGACGAGGCCGTGTTCCGGTTCGTGGTGGACAAGATCGGGGGGTGATCCGTGGGCATTCGCGACGTGTTCACAGCGATCATTCGCGCCGATGCCAAAGGAGCCGTAAAGGAGCTCAAGGACCTCGGCGGCGCCGCCGACGGTCTCGCCGACAAGGTCGGCAAGCGCTTCACCTCGATTTCTGACGCTGTCGGATCCAGCATCGGCGGCATCATCCAGCGGTCACCGTTGGCGCAGAAGGCGCTGCAGAAAACCGGCATCGACGCCGAAGCGGCAGCCGGTGCGCTCGGCACGGCGCTCCCGACCGCTGCTGCTGCCGGTGCTGCCGGTCTGGCTGCGTTCGGGGCGATCGCCGTCAAATCGACGATGGACCTGGACGCCGGGATCCTCGCCGTGCAACGTGCGACGAGCGCAACCGCCGAGGAGGCGTCTGCGCTCGTTGCGATCGGCGACGACTTCGGGCTCGGTGCCGAAGCGATCGCCGGGAGCCTCGGCAAGCTCGCCAAGAATGCCGACTCGAAAGTGTTGCAGGAGTTCGGCGTCGAGTTGGCGCGCAACGAGGACGGCACCGTCAATTTGTACGACTCGCTGGTCAATCTCGCAGACGTGTTCGGCGAGATCGACGACCCGACCGAGCGGGCACGCCTGGCGAACGCTGCGTTCGGCAAGAGCTGGCAGCAGTTGCTGCCGATCCTCGAGCAGGGACGCAAGGGTCTCGCGAGCGCCTACGACGAGATCGGCGACGGGCAGATTCGCACGCAGGAGCAGATCGACGCGAGCGAGGAGCTGCGGCTCACGTTCGACGCCTTGAGTGATGCCGCCGGCGGGTTGTCGTTGACTGTCGGGACCTTCCTGGTGCCGATCGTGCAGGAGCTGTCTGAAAAGGTGCTGGCTGCGAAGGATGGCCTCGACACTTTGTTCGATGTGCTTGACAACGACTTACTAGACATGCTCGGCCTGTCTACCGAATCGCTCGCCACGAAGTTCCGGTTTCTGCAGAACTCGGTCGGTTTCGTCACCGACAAGGTCAACGACCTGCGAGGCGAGACCGAGGAGGCCGACGAGGCAACCGAGGTTTACGGCGGCACCGTGTTCGACCTCACGGACGCGTTTAAGGCGGCCGAGAAGGCGACCAGGACGGCGACGAAGGCGACGACGGAGCAGCAGCGCGCCGACGCCGACGCAGCGAAGGCGGCAGCCGATCACGCTCGAGCGGTCGATGACCTCCGGCGCGCAACCGATGAGCGTGCGCGTGCGGCGTTCGACGCCGTGTTCGCAGCCGATCGTCTGCAGCGCGCCGAATCGCAGGTCGCCGAGGCGGTCGATCGGCTCAACGCCGCCGAGGCCGAAGCGGCAGAAGCGCAGCCGGGCAACCTCGCTGCGAAGCGTGCGAGCGAGCGTGCGAACTACGAGGTGCGTGACTCGATCGCCGCCGTTGCGCGTGCATCTGTCGAGCAGGCCGAGCGGTTGTCGGGTGGTGCGATCACGGCGCAGCAGGCGAAAGACGTGCAAGTAAAGGCGTTGCAGGAGCTGGCGCTCAAGTTCGACTCGTTGGCGCCGGTCATCAACGCCTACATCGCCGAGCTGCAGAGGATCCCAACCGACATCACAACCAATTTGC